TTTGCCATAGCGTTGTCAGCAGTGCTCTGCGCCACGACCACGCCGCCGAACAACGAATGGGCGAAGAAAGCATATCGGATTATGAATATCATCGCTTTTAACGTCTGGAAGTCTGAAGAGAAGTAGCGCCCTGTGGACATAGGGTCAGTCAGCGACACTGCTCAGGTAAGCTGGAAGCAGATAGCAGTTCAGAAGCAAGAGCGCCTGCGAACGGGTGCCGAGGGTGAGACTGTGCGGGAAGCTGTCGAGACGATTATCCCCACGATCTATACCAAAGAAGGCAATAAAGTAGAGGCGCAGCCACTTGCGCCAACCCAACGAGTGAACATATCGGTATGAGCGACAAAGGCGAACAAGCATTAAACGAAGTCAACGCCCATGAGCGCGAGTGTGCCTTGCGATACCAACGTATCGAAGAGCGCCTTGCAGAAGGCTCTGCCAAGTTTAAGCATCTAGAAAACCTGATATACGGACTGTATGCGCTGATTGCAGCGGCGGCGCTGCCGCAGTTCTTCATTGGCGGCTGACCATGATTGGTGAAATCGCTGCTATCGTGGCTGGCGTGAACGCGGCTACAAGTGCGATTAAACAGGTCGCTGAGACTACCAACGACATCCAATCCATCTCGGGCTTCCTATCTGCGCTAGGCGGGGCGGAGGTAGAGCTTCAACGCGCCCAGAATGAAGGCAAGCTGTCAGAGGCTGATGCTGTGAAAGCGGCGCTGGCAAAGAAGCAGATCCAAGAAACCATGAGGGAAATCAAGGATCTATTTACCGTATCCGGCAACGGGCAGCTATACCAAGAGGCCATGCAAGCAATGGCGGAAGCCCGTAAGCAAAAGCAGCTTGAGTTGGCTAGAGCGGCGGCTCGGAAGAAGAAGTTTTGGAAAGAGGTTAGGGAAATCTCTTTCGTCATTGGGATACTGGTAATTCTTTTGCCTATGACGTTGGCGCTACTGCTTGGTTGGTTAACACGATGATGGCCTTTTTGCTTGTCGTGGTTGTGAACGGGGAGCCTATAGATGATCAGTTTTACTTTCGCGACATCACGCGGTGTAACACGTTTGCCTATTATGTCAGCACAGGCAAAACTAAAATCAACAACCGCTATCAGATGCAAGAGAACATAACGGCGTATTGCATACCTAAGCGAGTTGCAGCAAACACGAAAACATGGGACTGATATGGCAGCTAAAAAATTACAAGAAGGTAGTGAGTACGCTGAATACGATGCCGATGGCGACGGCGTGGTTTCTGACGAAGAAATAGAAACTAGCAAAGAGTTGTTAGAGCTACGGCTTCACCATGAACGTGCGGATGCACAACGCGCCATGAGTTGGTTTGCGCTGTGGGGAATGCTTCTTTACCCGTCTCTGGTGGTCGCATCGGAGCTTTTCGGGCTGTCTCAAGCGGCAAAGATCTTAGGTGATATGGCAGCAGTCTATTTTGTGTCTGTTGCGGGTATACTGGCAGCGTTCTTTGGCGCTCAAGCGTGGTCGAACAAAAAATAATTACGACTCGGGGAAGGTAGGGTGTATCACTACAAAGCTGTATTAGTTCGTGTTGTTGATGGCGATACCATAGACGTAGATATTGATCTGGGGTTTGACGTGTGGCTCAAGAAGCAGCGCGTTCGGCTCGCAGGCATTGACGCACCTGAGTCCCGCACCAGAAACAAGGCTGAGAAGGTCTTAGGGCTGGCGGCTAAAGCACGGCTTGTAGAGCTTTGTTCTGGCGAGATACAAATAGAGTCCTTAGGCAAAGGCAAGTACGGGCGTATTTTGGGTATCCCAAGGACTTCTGAGGGCACCAGCATATGCCAGATTCTTATCGATGAAGGTCATGCGATAGAGTATTGGGGCGGAAAAAAGGTTTGGGTTTGGGCGTAACTACCCAGAAGAATAGCGAATAAGGGACAGATTATGAGCATTGTTGCATCACTGGTCGGCCCAGTAACAGGGTTGCTGGATAAGTTCATTGAGGACAAGGATCAGAAGAATGCCTTGGCCCACGAAATCTCCACCATGTCGGAGCGTCACGCTCAGCAGATTGCTCTTGAGCAGATAGAAGTTTTGAAGCTCGACGCAAAGGGCAATTGGTTCCAATCGTCCTGGCGCCCGTTAGCGGGCTATACATGCGTGCTGGGCCTTATGGTGAACTTCCTCATCAGCCCTATCGCAGCAGGGTTTGGCTTAATCATTCCTCAAGCCGATGCTGGCGTGATGATGCCGCTTCTTCTTGGTATGTTGGGGTTGGGCGGCGCTAGATCATTTGAGCGCGTTAAAGGTGTTGGAAAATAAATGACTAAGCTAATCGACATGTTGAAGCTGCACGAAGGTGTTAAATCGTACTGTTACAAATGTACACAGGGATTTGAGACAATAGGCGTGGGCAGAAACATTTCAGAGTCTGGCCTTGGGTTGTCTGACGATGAGATCGAATACTTGCTGGCGAATGACATAGCGCGAGTGAAAGACGAGCTATCGGATGCTTACTTTTGGTTTAACGCCATGAACGAAGCGCGACAAGACGCGATGGTAGATATCTGCTTTAACCTTGGTTTGACTAGGTTGCGCGGTTTTGTAAAGGCTCTTGAGGCAATGTCGCGTGAGCAGTTTGACATCGCAGCAGATGAGTTTATGGATAGCCGTTGGGCTTCCCAAGTAGGTAACCGTGCGGTTAGAGTAACGGAGATGATCCGCACAGGTGAGTATCGTTAATGCCTTTACAAAAATACATATTTAACCCTGGCATCAATAAAGAGGGCACCGATTATACGGCGGAAGGCGGCTGGTTCGACGGGAACCTAGTTCGCTTTCGCAAGGGCTTGCCAGAAAAAATTGGTGGGTGGGTTAAATACATTACCGCTTCATTTAACGGAACAGGCAGAAAGCTTTTTGGTTGGACGGCCCTTGATGGTACAAATCTCTTAGGCCTTGGAACAAGAACAAAGCTGTATATTCAGTCAGACAGCAGCTACAGCGACATAACGCCTATACGATCAACTACCTCTGCTGGCGATGTAACTTTTGGCGCAACTGACGGCTCAAGTTCAATCAATGTAACTGACAGCAACCACGGCGCCGCTAAAGGTGACTTCGTAACTTTCTCAGGTGCAGCGTCACTTGGCGGCAACATCATCGCTGCTGTGTTGAATCAAGAGTACGAGATTGATTCGATTACGAGCACCAACGTGTATGTGATCACCGCCAAAGACACTTCTGGCGCCACGGTAACAGCCAACAGCAGCGACAGTGGCAATGGCGGAAGCTCAGTGGTGGGCGCGTATCAGATCAATGTCGGCCTTGATGTGTTTGTGAGCGGCACCGGCTGGGGCGCGAGCACTTGGGGAAGTGGCGGATGGGGTTCTACCAGTCCTCTTAGCTCCCTTAACCAGCTTCGCTTGTGGTCCATGGACAGTTTTGGCGAAGACTTAATAGCAAATGTGCGTTCAGGTGGTATTTACTACTGGGATACCAGCGCAAAAACGCTAGGCACAGACAGGGCGGTGAACATATCCGCTCTGACAGGGGCTAACTTTACGCCGACAGCCGCCCTTCAAGTTTTGGTATCCGACGTGGATAGACACGTCATTGCACTAGGCGCAGACCCAATAAACGACGCAGCAACTGCCAGAACAGGAACTATTGACCCCTTGCTTGTTGCTTTTTCTGACCAAGAGAACCCCGCAGAATGGTTCCCCACGGCAACCAACACCGCCGGTTCACTGCGCTGTTCTGCGGGATCACAAATTATTGGTGGCATTCGAGCAAGGCAAGAGACTTTAATCTGGACTGACGTGGCGCTGTACAGTTTGCAGTTTATTGGCGCGCCACTGACTTTTGGGTTAAATCTGATTAACGAGGGCGTGAGCTTAGTTGGACCCAACGCAGCTATAAATACGCCATCAGGCGTGTTTTGGATGGACAAGAAGGGGTTCTATTCTTACCAAGGCGCAGTTCAACCTGTTCCCTGTAGCGTCAGGTCTTATGTGCTGGATGACTTTAACGAAGCGCAGGCTTTTCAGGTCTTTGGTTTTGTGAACAAGCAGTTTGATGAAGTAGGTTGGTTTTACTGCTCCTCTGACTCAACTGTGATTGATCGATATGTAACGTACAACTATGTCGAGCAGACGTGGGCCATAGGCAATCTATCGCGTACTGCTTGGCTAGATGAAGGCATAGAAAGCTTTCCTCGTGCAACGGGCACTTCCAGTAGCAGCAACTATGTCTTTAGCCATGAAACAGGGTTTGATGATGAAGACTCGCCAATGGACAACGTGTTTATTGAAAGTGCCGACTTTGACCTAGGTGATGGCGAAGAGTTTCAGTTTATCCGCAGGTGCATACCTGACGTTAAATTTACGGGTAATTCCGGCGCTACACAGACCATGAACTTTGTTTTAAAAGCGCGCAACTTCCCAGGCGAATCACTGACTACGGATCAAACGACAGCGTTTACGGGAAACACTACTAAGATTGATACCCGTGCTAGAGGCCGACAAGCTGCTGTTCGCTTTGAATCAGATGACGATGGAGACACTGGTGATCGCTTAGGGGTTGGCTTTAGGATTGGTGGTACAAGGCTTGATCTACAGCCTAATGGTCGAAGATGAGCAAGATTTTACAAGGACGTTTGCCTTTTGCTCAGAACGGCGTCTCTGTAGACAGCGGCACGTTTAACAGAACAATACGGCTTCTGGAACTCAGTTTGGACTCGTTTGATCCAGATTCCACGCCGCAGTTCTCAAGGAAAGATAGAGACACGTTTAAGTTTAACGCTGGCGATGTGATTTGGAATACATCGATTAATACGTTACAAGTATACGACGGTGACGCTTGGATAAGCTTGTCCCAAGAGTTGCCATATGCGACTGACCCGCTTGAGGCGACAGGCCAAGTGGGCGCGGTCCAGGTAATAACCAACGGCAATATAGTAGTGAGTGTAGGTTCATGACAAAACTATGCCCTAGAGGTAAGGCTGCAGCTAAACGCAAGTTCGATGTTTACCCTTCAGCTTACGCAAATGCGTATGCCAGCAAGATATGTGCAGGCAAGATCAAAGACCCTTCTGGAGTGAAGCGTAAAGACTTCAAAGGGCCAAAGCCTAAAAACATGAATGGTGGTGGGTTTGCTGCTAAGCGGGCCAGAGTGATTGATCCGAGAGGGTTTAATGGCATGTTGTCCGGCAAGCGGCCAAGGACGAAGCTTACATGAGCTTGAAAGAATGGTTCGGCAAGGGCGAGAAAGGTGATTGGGTTGATATCGGGGCGCCAAAGGTAGACGGTAAGTTCCAAGCCTGCGGACGTGCTAAGGTGAAAGGCTCAAAGCGCAAGTATCCCAAGTGTGTGCCTAGGTCAAAGGCAAAAGCCATGAGCGAGTCTGAACGATCTAGCGCGGTCAAGCGTAAGAGATCCAAGAAGCAGGGGGTTGGTGGCAAACCGACTATGGTGAAAACTTTCGCGAAAGATGGCGGGCTTATCACAAAAAGAAACCACAGAGGATGTGGCGCTGTGATGCCTGATCGAAGAAAGAAAACAAGGTACTCCTGATGTTCAAACGTTATGCTCAAGAGTTTAGCAGCGGCGGTGAGGTCAAAGGCGGCAGGTCTAGGGCTGCTAAGCGTAAGCGCGAAAACCCAATACCGAAGACAACCAAGGGTAAATCTGCTAATTATCTGCCTACAAAAGAAGGCGCGGGGATGACAGAAGCAGGTGTAAAGGCCTATCGTAAAGCAAATCCTGGTAGTAAACTGCAGACGGCTGTAACAGAAGATAAGCCTACGGGCAAGAGGGCAAAGCGCAGGAAGTCTTTTTGTGCTCGATCTGCTGGACAGATGAAGAAGTTTCCGAAAGCGGCAAAAGATCCTAACTCAAGATTGCGTCAGGCGAGACGCAGGTGGAAGTGTTAATATGTCAGCAACCACAGAACAATTAAGAGAGCAATCGAAGCAAAGAACCCAAGAGATTCTTAATCAACCTGGTTCAATGCAAAGATTTGCTCCTAGCCAGCTACAGCAAATGAATCCTGGCCTAAGGGTTAATCCAGCCACTGCTCAGTCAGCGTTCCTTGGCAATATAGCCAACCCACTTGCCGGAGGCTTTCAACAACAACGTGCTCGTGGCGCCAACTATTTGAATTACGAAGCAATGCCATCAAACGTTGGCGGTCCCCTTACAGACCCGCAAGTTCCACCAGGCTACGTTCCACCTGGAACTCAGCCAGAAACCATTAAGGTTTACCCAGATGGCACGCCTGTCCCAGAAGAGACAGATGTTTTCGACCCGTCAGATATTGAAAGCAACAAAGATCAGTTTTTAATTGACATAAACCAGACCAGAGCGGAGCAAGGATTGCCGCTTTTTAAGACGTTTGAAGAATACATTGCTAATGCCATAGGTGATGTAGGGACTGGTTATATAGGCATGGCTGAAGGCGGTATTGCCTCAATTTACCCACAAGAAATGTTCTTGGGTGGCTTGATGTCGGCAATTGGCAGTGGCGCAACTGCTCTTGGAGGTGCTGCAACAAAAGGTTTAGGTAGTCTTAAAGACATTGCTTTGAAGGGCATGCAAAATTACAACAAAAACATGGCTCCGGCTGGTGGTATCGGTGCCCTTGGCGGAAAGCGCATAGAAGATATGACTCGTGAAGAGCTTCTTGAATACATCAAGAGTGGGGGTAAGTCTTCGGGTGGCCTTGGCGCAGATTTAAAATCCATAGGTAGCGGCATAACAGATATTGTTAAAGGAAGACCTACTGGTGGCACAGCCGCGTTAGGAGAGATGGGCGATTCATCAATGCTTTATGCGGACGGTGGCGACGTTAAATACCCCCGCATGAACGGCCCTATCTCTGGTCCAGGGACTGAAACATCTGACGATATCCCTGCCATGCTTAGCGATGGCGAGTTTGTTGTAAATGCTAAAGCAGTTCGTGGAGTAGGCAAGTTGGGTGGTGCCAATGGCTCTAAAGCTGACCAGCGCAGGGAAGGCGCACGCATGATGTATGCGCTGCAAAAAGCTGGTGAAAAAGCAATGAGGAAAGCGTAATGTCATTTTTTAGCGGTTCTACCAAGGAAGTCGAAACAGCCGTACCAACAGTTCAGCCTCAAGCTCAACAGCAATATTCTGATCCTGCTGTTGAGCTAACCTCCCGTCAGTTGATGGACCTGTATTTCAACCCCGAATACGGGATGATAAACCAGCAGATTCCAATCCCTGTACAGCAAGTAGCCGGTCTTTCGCCATTAGAAGTACAAGCACGCAACCTAGCCGGTGGGCTTGGCGGATTTGGCCAGCAGCTTTCTGAGTCGCAAGACATGTTCCGTAGGGCGGCAAGAGGATTTGACCCTCGCTCTGCTGGGGCATTTGCAGATCCACGCGCTAGATCTTTATATGAACAAAGCACCCGTGGTTATGACCCTCGCATGGGTCAACAATTCGTGGACCAACAAGCTCGTGCGATGCAGATGGGCGCTTCAAGAGATATTGGTCGCGCCCAAAGAGGTATGGGTCGAGAAGCCTTTTTGGCTCAACGAGGCATGATGGATGCTGCTAGAGCAACTGGCCTAGAAGCTGCCATTGGTCAAGCAGGGTTAGATACCGCTGGCCGTGACATTAGACAAGACATTTTGGCTTCTCAAAGAGGCATGGGCGCTGCTGGCGACAGGGCGGTTCAAGAGGCTCTTGTTGGCCAAAGAAGATTAGATGCTGCGGGACGCGGCATTGATCGCGACGTTGGCTCTGCAATGATGGATCTGCGTGGCGCTGAACTTGGTGCTGGCAGAGAGTCTCGCATTGGTCAAAGGGCTATGGGGCGCGCTGCCCAAGGGATTAGTGGACAAGTTGGCGGTGCTCAAGCTGGCGCCATGGATGCTGCTCAGCGAGCAAGAATGCAGACACAGATGGCAGGGCAAGATCTTCGCTCTGCTGGTCAAATGGGTAAAGCTGCCGCACTTCAAGGCATTGCAGGTCTTGCAGGCACAGGCGCTCAGTTCGATCCATCCTCAGTAAGCAGTTTCATGGACCCTTTCAATAGAGATGTTATTGAAGCTCAGCAAGCCGAGATTGCACGTTTAGGCGAACAGCAAAAGATAGCTGCTCGTGATCAAGCAGTTCGATCTGGCGCCTTTGGCGGCTCTCGCGGAGCCATAGCACAGGCTGAGATTGGTCGTAACGTCTTGCAGCAACAAGCTAAGACGGGCGCAGAGTTGCGCTCACAAGGCTTCCAGCAGGCACAGCAGGCCGCACAGCAGGCGTTTGAGCAGTCCCAGGCTCGTAGGCAGCAAGCTGCACAAATGACCGGCTCTCTGGGTCAGGCAGGCGCACAGACGGGTATCAGTGCCGCACAACAAGCAGCGAACTTAGGGCTGAGCGCAGAGCAGTTGGCGCAGCGTAGCGCGCTTGAGGGCGGTCAACTTGGCCTTAGTGGCCTGACTTCTCAAGCAGACATCGCTCAACGCGCTGCACAGATGGGTATATCTACCCAGGAGTTGGCCGGTAGGCTTGCTCAACAACGAGGCCAGTTAGGTCTTCAGCGGGGCCAATCTCAAGTTGATATTGCAAGACAAGCTGCAGACTTAGGTATTTCTACTCAAGAAATGCAAAGCAGAATAGCTCAGCAACAAGGTCAAATGGGTTTGCAATCTGGTCAAGCTCAAGCTGATATTGCTCAACGCGCCGCACAATTAGGCATGTCTGCTCAAGAATACGCTGGCCAGATGGCGCAACAGCGTGGCGCTCTAGGATTACAGGCGCAGCAAGGCATTGGTGGTCTAGCGGGACAACGCGCAGATATCGCCAGAGGTATCGGATCTCAGTTCCAATCTGCTCAACAGCTTGGCTCTGGAATCTTTGGAGATCAAATGTCTCGCATGCAAGGTGCCGCAGGAGGTATGGACAGACTGTCTCGCGGCGCATTTGGCGATGCATTAAGTGCCTATCAAGCTGGACAGCAAGGCATGCGTGCAGGCGCTCAAGGCATTGCAGGTCTAGGCCAGCAAGGCTTCGATATGCTTACTAGCCAGATTGGTACGACGGCTGGATTGGGAGTGACTGGTCGAGGCGTTCAACAACGCGGACTTGATGCTCAATACAAGGCTGCTACGCAGATGGCTGATGAGCCGTTCATGAGACTACAGCGAGGCATGCAGGTCCTTGGCCAAGGCAATCAGTTTATGCCTGGATACTCAAGCGGTTACAGCGTTGGCACTAATCAAAACCAAACTTATCAAAAGCCAAGCACTTTCTCGAAAGTCGCTAATATTGCAGGCACAGTTGCATCGTTTTTCCCATCTGACATTCGGTTGAAAGAAAACGTCATGAAGGTTGACGAGACGGATTCTGGCGTTGGTTGGTACACTTGGAGTTGGAATGACACCGCTAAGGCTATGGGGGTTGATGGGCCAACTGAAGGCGTTATCGCCCAGGACTTGATTAATGTTGATCCTACAGCAGTATCTTTGGGCGAAGACGGTTACTACCGAGTAGATTATTCAAAGGTTGACTATGAGCGCAAGCAAGCAAGCTAAAAGCAAAAAGGTTGGCAAGGTCATGAGGGAGTTCAAGTCAGGCACCCTAAAGTCAGGCGGGTCAGACAAGAAAGTGACCAACCCTAAACAGGCAATAGCGATTGCGCTGTCAGAAGCAAACAGAATGAATCAAGGTGGCATGATGTACAACGAAGTCATGAACAGACCCATGTTCCAAACACCACAGATGCGCCAAGGTGGCGGCATCATGGCAGGCGTTGCGCCGATTCGTGGGTATGAAGAGGGAGGCTTTGCTGATTCCTTGGCTGAAGAAATCAGGGGCTTTGGAGACTTTCTTAGAAACCCTGAAGATTCCATATCGCCTGAGCTTTATGCACAGCTTGCAGCCTTGTCTGATGAAGAAGCAATTACTCTGGCGGAGGCCGGTGGCCTTGGCGCTACTGCACTAATTTCACTGATGCAGCTTCACCCAGCATTAAGAAGGCTGAAAGGTTTCAAGCCAAAAGCAAAAATGACAGAAGCCGATTTGGCAGTGCCAAAGCCGGGACCAAGAGTTGCTGGTGAAAGAGACATCATGGGAACAAATGTCGTCTCTAAAGGTCCAGGGACAAGAAGAGTAAAGCAAGGCGAGCGTTTTGACCCGAGAGCTAGCCGAACTGAAGCTCAATCATCTAAGCCATCAACAACTGGTCAGTCTGCTAAGCCTAAACCTGAATCTAAAAAAGCGGATGCGCCTAAAGCGGATGCGCCTAAGGGTGAAGAAAAATCACTAGGTCAACGGGCTGCAGGAACTCTTAGGAAAGGTGTTGGGATAGGGGCGCTTACAGGCGCTACTGCTTATTTATCCCAAATGCCAATCGTTCAAGACCTCATCAAGCAAGGTTTTGGTATTGATGAACTGATGGAAATGCCTGAGATCAGAGCCTTGTTAGGCACTGACATGGATGAGTATGCAGAAAAAAGTAGAGAAGAGCTTCTTACTGATGCAACTAGAGAAAGATTGAGACAGATCACAGGTCAAGACCCGTTAACTGCACCAGATGACAAAGAAGCAAGGGCTAAGTTAAGGAAAGAGGCTCTTGCTTCTGAAGAACCACAAATTACACCTCCACCACCAGACCCCACATTCCTTGATATGTTGAAGGGTGCGGGCAGTCGAGCACTTAAAAGTTTGCAAGATCCGGCCACCAGATATGCCTTAGCTAAAGCCGCTCAGCCAACAGAGGGTTTTGTGCCACGGGACTTCTTCAGCGATTTCGCTTTAGGCAAAGAAGAATACAGGCAGCTTGAGGCGCAGAGAGAGCCTGATGACACGGCGTTAATGCGTAACTATCAGTTCTTGAGAGAAACAACAGATCTTAATGACAACGATATTATTTCTTTGCTTTCAAACCAGGCGTCACCTAGAGACGAGTTCATAAGCTTGTTCGCAGAACAAACCAAAGCTTCTGGCGGAAGTATCACTCCAGAGCAAATTGCAAAGATTGAAGCGGCAACTGGCTACACGTTGCCTGAAGAAGCAAGAGTTCGCCTTGGAGTTGCGGCTTCGCCTTCTGCTGACGTTGACTAATGATAGTAGCTGTACCTGACGGAAGTGGCAGAACAATAAATGTTCGCACAAATGATCCTGAGTACGCTGCGCGCAGGGCTGCAGAGTGGGGCGCTGAAAATCCACTAGTAGAGCGTGGTGCCCAGCTTGGCGAAGAAGACGTATCTGCCATAGGCGACATCGGTAGGGGTATAGGTGCTGGCCTTGTCAGCGCGACAGAGGGCATCACCACGTTGCCCATGGAGCTTCTTGGTTCTGATGAAGAAAGCATTCAATCTGTAAGAAACTTCTTTGATAAGTACAAGCCTGAAACCCAGACCGAAATAGGCAAAGCCTCTCGATTCATTGCCCAGTTCGCAACCCCTGGCGGACTTGCTGCTAAAGCGGCCAAAGGCTTAGGTTCGGTAGGAAGGCTTGGCGCAACAGTCGGCGCAGACATAGCCGCTACTACGCCGGACGTTGAAACACTTGGCGACTTCTTTGACGCTGGGCCCACCAAGCGGATAGACACATCAGACTTATCTGGCGCAGAGCTTTCTGCAGCCAATCTATCCAATCGTTTGCGTGTAGGCGCAGAAGGCGCCGCTGTAGTGCTTGGGGTGCCTGCTATCGCATCCTTAGGCGCAAAGACCGTTGGCGCAGGACTTGGCGCTCTTGGCCGAACAGACTTCGCAAAGGCTGCTGCTCAAGCCATTAGAGATCCAGAGACGCCATTTAGCGCAGTTGGTGTTAGGCCAGACCTTGAGAACCCTACGTTCATACAAAAAAATCTTGAGCGGTTAGGCAAGGTTGGGCGCAAGTACCTGACTCAGCAGGGTGAGCTTCCAGACAGATTCACGGCTCAATACGATGCTATGCGGGTGACGCAGATAGCGGCTCAGAACTCTCAGGCAAGACAGGCTGTTGAGAAGATGGAAAGCGCGTTGTCTTTTGTGAATAAAAACGAAGGGCTGTTTAACGATCAAGATAAGTCACAAGTGCTTGATACGCTGAACGACTTCTTGTTTGCAGAAACCACGGGCATGAAGCCTGGCATCAACAGAAATACTGTTAAGTTAAATGCCGAAAACAAGTTAAAAGAAATCGATGACATCATCGCCAAG